CGCGTATAGGCGCGCTTCACCGAGCGCGGCAGGATCAATTCTTTCATGTGTTCGGTCTCCGAATCGCGCCCACAAAAAAACCGCCCGGAGGCGGTTTCAGTGCGTGGCAGCTTGTGGGTGGGATCAGATGTTGTAGGCGATTTCGACGTTACCGGTGGCGTCAGCCGGACCCATGAAGGTGCAGCTGGCGACAAGGATGGTGTTGGTGGTATCCGAAGCGGCCTCGATACCGCCGATGGGCTTCCCGGCGGATGCGTTCGCGACGCGGACGTAGACCGGGCCGCTAAGCGCAGCGGTGCCGGCGTTGAGCTGCACAGTGGCATAGCCGCGACGCAGGACGTTGGCCGGGCCGGTGGTCGGAGGCACGGCGACGCCCAGGCCTTCCTGGCTGGAGTTGGCCGGGAACGGCTTCACCAGCAGGCCGTAGATGGCGGTTGCGGCGTCACCTGCGCCGACGGGATCGAGCTTGCCGCTCACGATCTTGCCGAACAGGCCGAAGGCCGAGAACGGGGCAGTCGGATCGAACGGGACCGTTTCGATGGTCTTGTTCTCTTCGCGAGACACCATGCCGGGAATGCCCGACGGCATGCGGAAAAGGTAAGCAGTCATAGTCGGATATTCCTCAGCGCTTGTTGTAGAACTCGCGGTTGCGAGTGTTGATGTCGGAAACGGTCGTCTGGCGGCCGAAGTCCTTTGTGGAAGTGCTTGCCCGGTGGTTGCCATCGTTGTTCTTGGCGCGCATCACGTTGGCGGCGCCGATGAACGCGGCATTGAGCATCGCCAGCGGTAGCTTGCCGAAGTCCGCGGCGTGCCCGCCCAGGAACGGCGTGATGGCCTCGCGGCCGGCGTCGGTCTGGTAGGCCGCATCCAGGGCCTTGCGCTGGCACTTGCACAGCGACAGCGCGCGCTGCGCGTCGGTGGTCTTGGCATCGAAGGTCGGGATCTTGGTGCCAGGCGCGAGGATCTCGGCCAGGGCCGGGATGTTCTTGGCGCTGTCGCCAGTGTAGAGCTTCACGCCGGCGTCGCTCAGCTTGCCGGCGGTCTCGGCACCGATGACGGTATCGATGGTTTTGTCACCATCGTTGTCGTCATCCTCGTCGCCGTCGTCATCCTTGGCCTCGATCTTGTCCAGGCGCTCGTCGATGGCGGTAAGGCGGTCGAGAACACGCTTGAAGCCGTCCTCGGTCTTCTTGTCCTTCTTCTCGCTGTCATCCTCTTCCGAATCCTCGTCCATCGACTCGGCCTCTTCGGCGATCTTCTTCACCTCGTCGGCATCGTTGGATTTGAATGCGGCGCGGATGCGGTCCGCAAAGGACAGTTTCTTCTTGCTTGCCATGTCTTCGTCTCCGATTGCGCACCGCGGGCCGCATCGGCCTCGTTCAACCAGTGCGACGTGGTTGCCTAGGATGTTGCGCTGAGCCGCGCGCCCCGGTTGCTGCTGTTCGTAGTCGGCTTCGTAGCCGTTGCTTACTTCTTCGATGCCGTCCTTCTGGATGGCGTCGATAGCCCTGCGATCGGTGATCAGCAGGTCGGCCAGCATGAGGTCGTCCTCGATGCCGGCGCCGCGCCGCACGTTGGACATGGTTCCGACGGCGTGCTGTTTGATGTTGTCCGGCGTGACGAACTCGTCAGGGTGACCGAGCGTTACCGGCTTGCCCTCGAAACTGGCGATGGTCTCGGGGCGGAACAGATCATCCGGACCACGACCCACGCGGATCAGCTTGTCCGGTCCGCCAACGATCGACTCGCCATCCTCGCCCGCGATCTCGCCTTCCGCGTAGAGCATCTCGCCGGTGCGCGCCACGGGCACGTCCAGGCAGAGCAGATAGCCCTCTGGCGTCAGAGACCGCTTCTCGCCGAGCTTCGACACGGTGTAGTAGCGAGACGCGCCGGCCGCGTTGAAGTCCGTGGTCTTCGTGGTCATCAATTACTCCGGCAGAACCGGCTCCGGGTAACACCGGCAGTTGTAGATCTGCCCGGCGTGCGTGGTCGTGCCATCGGAAAGCGTCGGCGGTGAATCCCACCGGACGAACTTTCCGTTCATTTGCTTGTGGCTGTGGCGGACGTCCGAATCACCTGAAGTCCGCCAGATGTAGCCCTCTGATCCGACGTGCTCAGCGCGCGCCTGGGTCAACGTTGAGGCCGTGCGCGCCACCTCGGTCCGCGCTATCAGGTTGGCGCGGCTCACCGTCACTTCACCTGATCGCCCAATCTCCTTGGCGAACTCGCTGGCCCTGGCCGAATCCTCCAGACCCTTGATCGTCAGTTCGTGCACGCGCTGAGCCGCCTCCAAGGGGAGCGACTTGATCAGCGTGACTTGCTCGTTCAGCAGCGCCTGGAACAGCTGGCCGGTGGGTGCGGTCCGGATCTCCCGTCGAAGCTCGCGCGACATCTCAGCGGCGAGGTCCGACCAGGATTGGCGATCCCTGGCGTCCACCTCCGTCAGCATTCGCGTTGCCGTGCGTGTCGCCCAGCCGGTGAGTGCCTCGGAGTACTTCTGCATCATGTCGGTGATCGTCGGCACCGCCGACGGGTCACCCGCAGGGAAGGCATCGATCAGATGTCCCACCTGCTGCGCTACGCGTCTAAGCTGCGCGGCGTACTGGATCTCCGCTTTCCGGCTTCGTACCTTCCCCCGGTTCTTGCGTCGATCCGATGTCCGGAGCCGTTTCTGTGACGTCCGGAAGAGCATCTTCTGCCTCGTTGATCAGGTCGTCGGTGATGTTCGTCCAGATGCCAGTGATCTCGCTGGACTGCTTCAGCTCCTGCAGGGCGGTCTTCTGGCTGATCAAGCCGGCGTCGTAGGCGTCCAGCACCGATCCGGTCGTCTTCGTGTTGATGTCGGCCTTATCCGCATCCGACATCTGCTCGAGCGAGTTGAACTCGAACGTGAAGTCGTCGGGCGGCGGCATGCCAAGTTCCGACCGGCACACCACATCCAACAACTTGGTCACGCCAGGCCGAAGACGGCGCTCCTGCTGCTGGGCGATGTTCTCGTGGTACTGCTTCATCTCGCCATCACCGGTCGAGTTTAGACCGGCCGGCGACTGCCCGAAGAGGCGTACCAGCGGGATCTGCAGTGCGCCAGAGAGTTGCTGGCCGAACTGAAGCATCATGTCCGACAGGCCGGAGAACGCGTACTGGTGCGCCTCGAACTTGTCCTTGGCATCGATAATCGTCATGCCCTCGTTGCTCTGAAAGCGACGGATCATGTCGATGTTCTTGCCCAGCGCCTCCATCGGAGGGCCGCCCATGGCAATGATGTCGCGCAGCCCTTCGACGCTGATCGTGCGCAGATGGGCTTTGTAGACCAGCTGCGCCGCACCCTGCGTGGTGCTGTCGAAGGCGACCAGACGATCGAACAGTCGCTCGATGACTGACTGCCCCCACAGGTTCTCAGCGATCTTCTGCCAGTAAGGCAAGTCCACGCCGTCCATGCGAATGATGCGGCTGTAGTGGATTCGCTGGCGTGTCAGCGCCATGGCATCCGCCACCACGTCATAGAACCTGGGCAGCCCGAAGTCCGGGCCGTACTCCTGCACCAGCAGATGCAACGTTGGCTGCACCAACCAGCGGTCCAGCACCAGAATGCCCTTGAACTGGCCCTTGCCGATCGAATCCAGGTTGAGCGGCGTGTCGAGCTTCTGCCCGTCGATCAGCATTACCGCGATGGAGCCGCCATACAGGCGGGCCCACTTGGTGTTGTCGCACAGCGCATCCCACAGCCTCAGCCGCTCAAACGCGGACATGATCTGCGTCTGTTGCTCCGGCTTGAGCGACGAGTTCAGGTCGATGCCTGCCCTCGTCATGTCCTCGGCGACGACATCCACAGCCTGGCCGACAACCCAGCTCGAACGGTACATGGCTTCCATCTGCACGCGGTTGCGGCTGATGTAGTCGAACTGGTAGCTCGACGCCGTGGACTGGTTATTGGTGCCAATGCCGACCCGCGCTTCGAAGTTGGCGAAGCTGTCGCCCACCATGAAGCGCTTACCGGACCCGGCCACAGCTTGTGCCTGCACCTTGGCAACCTGCGCTCGGCGCTGACGGTTCTTACTCATGCGGCAAGCCTGGTCCAGACATCCAGCGCACTGGCGCCAGGGTTGAATTTGATCATCACGGCGTCGGCCAAGTTCGGCGACCTGGTGCCTTCCGGCGCCTTATCGATCACGATCTTGCCAACGCCGTTGATGGTGTAGGTGGGCTGCGACAGCTCCATGATCAGCTTCTGCAACAACGGCAGTCGGCTGGAGATGGAGATGATGCTGTCCCGGTCAACGGTCATGCCCTCAACGACGGCGCGATAGGTCTGCTGGAACCGGATGCGCAAAGCCCACCAGGACTGCGCCTTGCGGTTGGCGAAGAGATCCTTGTTCTTCCGCTTCTGCACCATCTCGCCGTCCGGGTCATGGACTTCACCCGAGCCGCGGAATGGTTCGGCGCGTCGCTGCGGTTCGCCGCGCTCGCGCCTGCCTTCATTGATCACCCGCGCATCGCCGCGCGCGCCGGCGCCAAGGCCGTCAGCATCGTAGTCGAATGCCGGATAGTCGTTGGCATCGCAGAGCGCGAACGCCTGCTGCACCGTGCTGAAGATGTCCCCACCCTTGCCTGACCATTCCTCCAGCACATCCAGGAGGATGCCTTGGCCGCCGGCAAAGGCGTTCTTGTCGTGTCCCTCGTCCGCTACATCGAGCGAGCCGCGCGCCAACCCTGTCACGGCAATACCGAGCTTGGTATGGGCGTCGATAGCTGCCTGCACCCAGGCTGATGGAATCACCACGCCCTCAACCGAGGCGGCGTAGTCGATGTCCACTTCCTGCGCGAGCGTTACCGGGTCCAGCTTCTGCCGCTGGCTCTCGTACCAGGCCTCGTCCTTGCGCGGATCATCGCGCCAGTGGAACGTAAAAACCTTGGTCTTGCCGCTGAACCGGCGATTGGCGAACGAGTTGCCACGCCCGTTCGGCGTCGATATGTCCTGCCGGCAGTTCGTCGTCGCAGACAGCGATGCGTCCACCAGCTGCGGGCGGGCCAGGAAAGCCGACTCGTCCACGATGTAAAAGCTTGACCGTCCGCCGCGACCGATACC